TGTAGTAAGTAGAGATTCAATAACCTCTGAATTTCCTGTTAATGGTCCAGCAGCGCGGGGGTCAATTACATGGGGATATAAATGCAACGCTGATGGTAATTACACGTTAGCAGGTGGGTATGAAGTCACAACGGATAATTTTGCAAATTACAGCGCAGGCTGGGGGCGAGAACTGGTTTTTAATTCATTAGCCAATTACTCTGCGGCTTTTGGTTATCAACATGTATTAAATCAATGGGGGCAGTTCGCTGCAGGTAGGGGGCATAACCTGCAACACCATTATGAAACAGCCTTAGGGCGCTATTCAAAATACGTAACAGAACAAGAAAACCCCGTTCTTATTCAATTAGGATGCGGCCAGACTGACGAGCGAAGAAACGCAATTACTGTCCGTTCTGACGGTGCAACTGAAATTTTTACTGGAACAAGACATAATCCGGCACAGAAAAAAGAAATTGTTTTTGAATATATCAGTGACACGCAACTTAAATTAAAAATGCGTGGGACGGATGGTGTTATCCGATCAGTAACAATGCAGTTATCATAAAATAAATCAGGTGATTCAATGTGGAATCAATCGGTTATAAAGATTACTGACGATATAGGGGCGCTGGCCTGTTCCATTGTGCCAGCGCATCCCTGGGTTTACGGGCTGGGACAGAACACCGATTCAGGCGGCTATCTCAGTCCGGCAAATGCGCTGGGATATCTTGCTAAAAAGCTGTTATCCGGTGGCGGTAGCGGTGATGTCATCGTCATGATGGTTGCGGAGAATACCCACGACGCTTTTATGCAGGGGCTGAATAAACTGTCCACCGTATTTCCGGCCCCAGTATTTACGCAGGTAAGCCGTATGGCCGCAGCAGCCGCAGAACTCAGCACGGTAAAAATGCAGTTGCCGGTTAAAGCCGATGTATTGCCAGCCAGTGCGCCGTTATCAGTCTCAACTAACCGGCTGGCGCTGAATGCCCAGCGTGTTGCCGCCGCGCAGCTGGCCGCCGCAGTCAGTATCACCACAACAGATCTAAAAAATCAGGTTACGGGATTTATTCAGGAACGGGCCGGTTTGCTGGCTTCACTCAGCCAGGGACTGGACGACCTGAAAGCCGCCAGCGCGAATATTTTTTCATTCAGTTACAGCGGAAGTTATGCCGTTGCTGCCGCTGAATTGCTGAAAGGCATCCCGCAAACAACGGCAGTACATACCGCCGCGATGATGTTTATCGGGGATTCGTTATCTGACTTAGAGAAGATGCTACATGAGCCAGACCGCATTACTCGCGATTGATGGTGAAGGGATCGCCATGCAGAACATGCTGGTTTCACCTTCCATGCAGTTTCAGGAAAAGGACCAGTCGGGCCAGACATCGAGCACGGCCAATGCTGAACAGGGTATCAAGGCCAAAGAGCTGCGCGTATCGGGTCTGGTGACATTCGACGACGAAGCCGTCTTACAGCGGCTTTTCCAGCTGGCATCCGCGACCGAAGCCAGCGGCGCACTGAAAAAGTACCGCGTCGCCAATGCGACGGCGACGGCTATCAACCTTCGTGAAGCCACGTTTACCGGTCAGATTGATGCCGTACCGCAGGAGGATCGCCTTGCCTGGCAGGTAAGTTTCACCCTGCGTGAAAAAGGCAGCGTCCCGGAAAAACGACAGGCCCGAAAAGGCAACGCGACGGCCAGCACCAAGCAAACAGGGGCAAAGGGCGCGGGTCCGGCTGCCGGAGCTGATGAGCCAGCCGACAAAATGAGCTGGTTTGAAGAAAAGGTCTTAAAGCCGGTCAACGATGCGCTGGGGTAATTAAACGATGAAACCAATTAAACGCCTGTACCTTTCCTCTGATCCGGTCCATCTGATTGACTGCAATATCGTGCTGGAGCTGAACGCGTGCGGTCGGGGGTTTATTACGGCAGGGACTGAGACAGATTACACCGGCAAAATGGTTCGGATCGATGTTGGCTATGATGGTCTGGTCCTGCGCTGGTTTACCGGGTACGTTGAACGGTCACAGCCTGCTGATAATGGAACATGCCGATTATTCGTGCGTGAGCTGGTTGGCATCTTTGACAAATTGTGGCCGTGTTCTTTCCAGCATCCAACGCTGCGCCAGATTACTGACTGGATAAGTGAGCAAAGCGGGCTGACCGTCACAACGCCGGTCGGCGCTGCTTATGCAGATAAACCGATCCCCCACTTTACGCACAGCGGCACGGGCTATCAGCTTCTTGCCAGTCTGGGCCGTGCATTTTCAGTGACGGATTATCTTTGGTATCAGCTGCCGGACGGGGATGTCTTCGTCGGCGCTGCGGAGCATAGTCTTTTTGCGGGAAAACCAGTGGAGATCCCGCACGAATTTAGCCAGGAATCGGCAGGCGGAAATTCAATGGTTGTGCCAATGATTCAGAGCCTGCGCCCGGGTGCGGAGGTAAACGGCCAGCGGCTGAACCAGGTCCGGCTAAATAACGATGACATGGCAATCACCTGGCAGCCCCGCAACAAAGCCAACGGCCAGCCATTGCAAAAATCACCCATTCAGCGGCAGATTGAAAACGCATTCCCGGAGCTGGCAAGCGGCCTGCATCTTCCAAAATTCGCCAGGGTGGAAGCGCCAAGCGAGGATGTTTCAGGGGGGAATATTGCCGATCCATTCCGCCCGCGCTATGCCGTGGATCTCCAGCTGCTTGACGAAGACGGCAAGCCAGCCGCAAATACGCCGATCTATTCTGCCGTTCCACTACCTGTGCCAATGGCGGGCAGCGAGTCAGGAATGTTTCAGTTTCCGCCCCCTGGCACGCTGGTTGAAGTTGGGTTCACTGAGGGGCGGCAGGATAAGCCCTTTGTGCGTCAGATTATGGCGGAGGGTCATAACCTGCCAGCGGTTAAACCCGGTGAGCAGTTGCAGCAACAGCGCGATGGTGTATCGCAGCGCGTGACGGTTGCCGGAGACTGGGAACGCCAGACGGACCAGACAATCCGCGAGAACTCCATGACTCGCGAAGTCACCACCGACGAAGAGATCCGCAAAGTGGTTGTCCGTGAAACTACGGTCCAGGCAACGGATAAAACAACCGTGCTTGGCACGGCCACACTTTTGGCCGGGGCGGTCGTTCATATCAGCGAGGGGGATTATAGCGTCGGCACATCCGGCAACCTGACAGTAACCTGCAGCAAGGACAATTCCGTCAGTGTTGGCCGGAACGTGAAACGGGATGTCGCGGGCAATGTTACAGACGACGTGAAAGGGGATGTCACGTCAAACGTCAGCGGCGCACTGACTGAAAAAATCAGCGGCATTCGCCGAAGTGTGGCCCAGGCGCAACAACTGATTGCCCCGGTGGTAAAGCTGGGAAGCGAAGAGATTAACGTCCTGACACTGCTCACCGACACCCTGGACGTGGTGAGGGAGCTGGCAGAGACTGCCGCATCACATACTCACCCCAATACGGGGGCCAGTGGGCAGGCGGCGCAGTTCACCGCAACGGCCAATAAAACCGGCACATTGAAAAGCAAATACGGCCCCCTGATAGCCTGACAAAAAAGCGGCATAACCGCACACCTCACCAGACACCACAGAACGCGCCACAGCAGGCGCAAAGATTAAAGGTCGCCACCGTGCGGCCTTTCTTTCGTTCGTTCAACAGCGGCCCACAGCGTAAGCGACAGCAGGCAGACGGAAGCGGATCCAGGACGGAAACGGCGCTACACCGCACCCGCCTGCGCAGTTTGGATCATAAAAATTTTGCAAAAGAAATTTTGAGCAAAGCACCCCGCCAGCCTGCGCCGCTGCTGGGCTTTTGCATCCTGCGGGCGTTTGCACGCTGCGCAAAGATTTGCCGCGCTTTGCAAAAGTCACCGCGCCGCCGGTCGCTAACTGACTAGATAACATGATGTTTTTAAAAGGATCGTTTTAGATTCCGCCACGATCAAATGTGTTAGGCGGTAGTCTGGAAAGGTTGTTTGAAAAATGCGTGAAGCCTTGCGCGGCGCGGGTTGGCGGCAGGTTTATTGAATTCGTGATCTTGCAAAACATGGCGCGACAGAATGAAAAAAAGATCTAGTTAGTCGCACTAAAAAGCCCCACAAAAAATGTGAGGCTTTGTACTTTTTGTCATAGAGTTATGCGTGTGTTGTGGTCAATTTGTGGACCCTTTATTTTATTTGTCTTTATAATCAATAAATTAGTTTTAATTATAAGAAACATATTGTTTTTTTTACGCTATTCTTTTCGCCAGCTTGCGACCGAGTGATTCCAGAATATAAATAACGGGGATCTGCGTGGTTATATCGTATACCCCGGCAATGCGTGTCTGTGGAACGTGCCAGGAGAGATTAAAGTCGGCAAGTTTCGCGAGGCGCGAATGTTCATGGCTGGTGACCGACAGAACCTTACAGTTATGCAGACTGAACTGGCTGGCAAAGCGTAGGATCTCTTCGGTTTCTCCAGAAACGGAAAGCACGATCGCCAGCGCGTTTCTGGCCATATCATTAGTTACCGGGAAATAAGGGTCATCGATGTGGTTACTGAATTTTCCGACGTTTGAGAAAAAACGTGCGCCATATTTTGCCAGGGCTCCGGATGTTCCCGCCCCGACGAATATAATACGCTCGGAAGATAATATAATATCAACAGCCTGATCGAGTAGTTTGTCGAACTCGTCGTTATTGACGCCTTTAAAGAAGCTGATAATTTCGCTGGCACCGAAATTAGCCTGTTGCGGTTCATTCTGCTCTAAATATAATTTGAAGCGTACGCGAAATTCTGAGTAACCTTCACACTTAAGCTTGCGGCAAAAGCGCAGTACGGTGGTGGTGGAAACGCCCACGGCATC